TATGTTTCGGATTTTGAAAAAGTGATCGAGAGCGATATAGGAATAAGGGCAGACTTGGCCCTGATTTTTCTAAAAAGCCACATGGAATGGCTGGATGATATCGTGCCACCGATCATAGACCCAACTGGCGGCAGGCCATCCAAATATCACCCATTGGAGTGGGTTGTGCAGGTGATGGATAACGCTAGCACTGCTGATGTCCTGGAAGATACGGCAAACCAGGTATGGAATTACATTAAAAAAAAGGCGTTTGTATGGTTACTAGAGGAGGAAGAGAGTGCAATCGGCAAATGGGTCTAATTTAAACGCAGAGGAGCTAATTGCATTTGTGCAGCGGTGGCGCTCATTTAAGCGCTTGGCGCAGCAAGAATTTCGCAAAGGCTTTGAGTCCGGTTTGGCTTGCGATTCGTTGGATAGCTTAAACCGATCAGAAATGTACAAGGCTGGATTCAGTGATGGCTACTGGCTGGCACAGAATGTAGATGGCCGATCAATAGATGTTTTGGGGAGTTGGGATTATGAAGAGTAGCGCAGAAATCAACGAGCTGGCATCAGCTCTAGCAAAGGCGCAGGGCGAAATGGGTGCTGCACTAAAGGGAGCAGAGAACCCGTTTTTTAGTGCCAAATACGCTGATGTTGGGTCTGTCATCCAGGCGCTAAAAGAGCCATTTGCAAACAATGGCCTGTCTTTTGTGCAGTTTCCGCTGCGGAAAGAAAACACTGCAGGCGTTACTACCAGGCTTATGCACCAATCAGGGCAGTGGCTTGAGGATAAATATACGCTGCCCATAGGAAAGTTTGATAGCCAGGGCGTTGGCAGCTGCATAACGTATGCGAGGCGATACGCTCTACAGGCTATCGCAGGCATTCCTCAAGCAGATGATGATGGTAACGCGGCGAGTCAGCCGCACATTAAAGAGGCAGACGTTATCGCAGAGTATGAAAAAGCGTGCGATTTACTCTCAAACGGCACGCCAGGAGACTTTATTTTGTTTTCTGAGGGGCTTGAGCAGGGTATGCGGGAGCTGGTCTTTAACAGAGCGCCAAAGGGCAAGATTAGCGCCTTTAAAAAAGCCTGGAATGATCGCCTCAACGAGTTTTGGCGTCCACTAAAGGAAACCAAAAAGCTGCTGCCTGGCCTGGTAGCAAAGCAGGATGACATGGGAGTTAAGGAGTTAGTCGAAGAATTATCACCGCTGGAGCGTGAGCGTCTGCTGATAATTGTCGATGACGTTAGCAAAACATTTATTGAGAATATGGGAGAGCAAGCATAATGGCTGGAATCAACAAGGTAATTTTAATTGGGAACCTGGGCGCTGACCCAGAAAGCAAGCAACTGCAGAACGGGATGGTTACAAATATCAGCCTGGCTACCAGCGAGTCCTGGACGGATAAGCAGGGCAGCAAGCAGGAGCGCACTGAGTGGCATAAGGTTACTTTCTACGGCAAGGTTGCAGAGATCGCTGCGGAGTATTTAAAAAAAGGCTCTAAGGCATACGTTGAGGGCAAGCTGCAGACCCGCAAATGGCAAGACCAAAATGGCCAGGATCGCTATACCACTGAGGTAATAGCTAATCAGCTGCAGCTGCTAGACAGCAAAGCCAAGGCAGAGGATGATTTGCCGTTTTGAAACACATGGGCAAAAACCTCATTGAAGCACAGAAGCTGCGTGGCATGACCAATGCAGCCCTGGCGAGGCGGCTGCAGACTTCACCCCAGCAAATTAGCCGGTGGCGAAGGCAGCCTGATATGCTTGCCAGCACAGTGATTAACTTATGCCAGGCGCTAGAGGTTAGCGTGGCTGAGTTTTTGCAAGAAAAAAGCCCCCGTTAGGGGGCTATCAAGGGGAGTGCAACCAAATGGTTGCGAGGTAATTATATCGCAGGGGGTAATCCATGTCTGCAACGGACATTTTAGAGAGAATCAGCAAATATAGAGCAACAGGTGAGGGCGAGTGGATGGCAGTTTGCCCAGCTCACAATGATCGCTCGCCGTCGCTATCTATTACCGAGCTGCCAGATACCAGGGTGCTGCTGCATTGCCATGCAGGTTGCGGGGCTTTGGATGTTCTGACGGCTATAGGGCTGTCCTGGGACGCAGTGATGCCGCCAGAAAAGCACCCGCAGCCGCATTACAAGTCTATAGACAGGCGTAATAAAAGCAGCCTGGACGATTTCGTAGTGGAGCTGGCAGAGGATGCCAGGGCTAACGGCAGGAAGCTAACCGCTACCGATAAAGAGCGCTATAAATTGGCGCTGAAGCGGAAAGGTCGGCGCAACGGGTTCGCAGACAAAGTAAGGCGCGAGGCGAATAAGCCGTTATCTGGTGCTTGCTAGTGAGCATTGAAGCAATTAACTGGGCGCTCAACAGCGTTACCAACATAACTAGCACGCAAAAAGCTATCTTATTTACTCTGGCAGATCGCGCTGATGTCGATGGCTACTGTTATCCTGGTTATGATGATATCTGCAAGCGCAGCTGCGCCACCCGTCATGCAGTCGCTAATGCACTGCGGAGATTTGAGCAGCTGGGGTTATTGAAACGGCAAAAGCGATTCAACAAATCTACGGTTTATCAGTTAATTGTTAGTAGTGTCGAAATCAGCACTACTGCTAGTGCGGAAATCAACACTGCTAGTAGTGTCGAAACCAACACTCTAACCACCAATGAACCATCAAAAGAACCACCAAGGCGCGGCAGCTACAAACCGCCCGATACAATAGACAAAGATGCCTGGCGCGATTGGGTAGCGTATCGTCGCAAGTTCAAGGGGCCAACAACTGAGAGGTCTTTAACGCTAGTTGCAAATAAGTTAAAAGATTTGACGCCAGAAGAGCAGCGCACAGCTGTCGATATGGCGATAGAGTGCGGGTGGAAATCCGTATTTCCAAGAAAGGGGAGTGCTAACCAAGTGGGAGAATTTACTTTATGACTATACCAAGGCAGGAAGTTGAAGACTTTACCGATTCTGATTTGAGAGAGATATATGCAAAGGTTGAGGACGTTGACGTTATCGGTATTGAGGAATTTTCGGACAGTTTTATAGAGCGCCTGTCCGAAAACCCAGTGACCAGTGGCATAGCGTTGCCTTGGTTTGAGACTGAGGACAAAGTGCGGCTGAGAATGGGCGAGGTGTCGCTGATCGCTGGGATTAATGGCCACATGAAAAGTACGGTTTTGAGCCAAATTTTGCTTTGGGCTGCTAAAGATCAGCCTGTAGGGCTTGCCAGCTTTGAGATGGATATAGAGGACACGGCAAAGCTCATGTGTAAGCAGAGCGCAGCCATTGACAACGTAGCACCTGAGTACGGCAAAAAATTTGCTGCCTGGTTATCTGGTCGTTTTTACTGGTACAGAGTCTTGGGTGGCGTGAGTCCAATACAGTGCCTTGGTGCTATTGTGGCGATGGCTAGGCGCGGGGCTAAAGTGATTGCTATAGATAACCTGCAGTTTACTGGCGTCACAGAGGATAACGAGCGCGAGCGCTTATGGTTCAACCAAATAATTGGCCTAGCCAGCGCCATGAAAATACATATCTGCATTTTGCACCATGTTCGTAAGCCGCAGCACGGTGGTGATGAATATGTCCCCACCAGGTTTGATGTTAGGGGCAGCAGCTCCCTGGTTGACCAGGTGCATTTGCTAATGATTGCCTGGCACAACAAGCGCAGAAGCCGCATTCTGCAAAAGCAGGAGTACGGGCAGCCACTAGACAGTCGGGAAACGGACATTTTACAGAATGAGTGCGATTTTAGGCTGATAGTGGCCAAGCAGCGCAAGGCTCCATTTGAGGGCTCTATTCCGCTCTACCTGGCACCTGGGCAGGCTTTTAAGTTCCGCAAAACCGGAAAACCCCCAACAATGGAGTGGATAGGATGAAGGAATTAAACAGACAAGTTGCAGGCGATCATTACAGTAGGCTCAAAATTCAGCCGCTAGAGTACGCACTAGAAAATGATTTAGGAGTATGCGAGCACGCAGTTATTAAATACGTTTCCAGGTGGAATTTTAAGGGAGGCGTGGACGATCTGCGTAAAGCCAGGCATTACTTAGACATAATGATAGAGCGCGAGCTGGAAGCAGAGGCTGACCTGGGGCCAGATGAAACAATCGAAGAGGTAGCGGCTAGGTTGCGAGCCATCCATGAGTGAGTTTTGGATGGTCAGCAGCAAACAGCAGCTCACAGAGCGCATTAAGTTTTTTACCCAATGGCTTGAGGCTGAATGGAATTGGGAATATGCGGTACAATGGAAGGTGTCACGATATGTGCCAAAGCGCTCTCTGTCTCAGAATGCGCTTTTTCACCTATGGTGCAGAGAAATGGCGGCATCTTTTAGAGAAAAAAACCCAGAAATAACTGAAGAAAAGATGAAGCTGCTGATGAAATACAAGTTTCTTGGCTGTGCAGATGTACAAATAAACAACACAGTAATATCTGGCCAGGTGCGTGAAACTAGCTCCCTGGATCGTGGGGAGATGATGGATTTCATGGATCAAGTGCAAAACTGGGCTATGGATCATGGCGTCTTTGTCACCTGCCCAGACGATTCGGAATATATGAAGCTCAAAGGGGGATAGAGTGGATCATCCGCTATTGGAATTTTGCGCGACCGATAAACAGCGGCAAGTTGTCGATCTGGTTAAAGTTCAAGGGCTTTCTTACAGAGGGGCCGCCAATTTGCTGGGCTGCAGTAAGGGTAC